AAGATATAATCTTTTACGATGCTCATTTGCTCAGAATTTAAAGTAGAGCCATATTTTTTATTAAACTTCTCTAGCATTATCTTAACCGTCACTTTATTAACTTCTGGATCTACTTTTTCAGATATAGTGCTGGAGCGTTTTTCGCTCAGTAGCATAGAATGAACCTTAAGTTCATATTCTAATAATTTTGTCATATTAGCTTTTTCGCCGCGGCGCCAATCGTCCAATAAAGTTTGAACTGTAGCATATGATCTATATTCATCTACTCTCTGACTATAAAACTTAGAGTCATTAAGCTTGTAATTAATAGACTTAATAAGCTTAGATTTTTCTAAATTAAGCTGTTTAAGGTCGAAATCTTTGGCTCCTCTCTTTGCTTCATCTAATATTCTATTAGCTAAAGAATCGGACGGCACAGTGGTGTTTACTAATGCGTTAAATAATCTAAACTCTCTGTAAAGGTGTGAGCCCGGCTTAAAATTGCTGCTTAGGATCTCTTTAATTACTTTTATTTTATTTTGGTCTTTATTAATCACAGCACTCGACAGAGTCTGCAAAAGTTGTTCGTAAATTATTCCAATATTTCTTTTTTTATTGTGCTTGGGCATCGATTAACTCTCGTCAATATTTTTAGAATCTAAAAGCTCTATATCTAGCTCACCTTCAGACACATCTTCACTAAGAACACTACTCTTAGGAATATTTATTACGTTTGAAAGCTTATTTAGAGTATTAACCATAGATAAGTTTAATTTTGGCTTTATAGTGATTTCATTAGAAAAGACTTTTTCATCTATCTGATCAGCTAAACCTTCTCCAAATGGATTTCTAAAAAAGCTTTGATCGTATGGCTGATTCATAGAATCTCTTGCTCTCGTTTTAGATCCAACAGAGGTCATGCTTGCCAAATCAGGCATGTGAGTTTTGGACGCTCCTCTTTCGTGTCTTGGTTTTTTTATAGGCTCATTCCATACATTTCTAATCATTTTCTCTACGCGGGATGGCCCATCTTCATCTGTAATAGAAAGTTTTATTACCTCGTCATCGTCTTCTTCATCTATTTCATCGGCTTCTTGAAAGGCATATCCAGCCTGAGGCGTTATGGGGTTTCCATCTAGAACATCGCCCTCGGGTGAATCAACCGCGAATAATCCGCCACCTTCATCACCGCCGCCTTCATCACCACCACCTTCTCCGCCGCCAGCCTCGGCGCCGGCTGCCTCCATTTCAGTTGCGTTTATAGCGTCTTGAATTATTCCTTCTTCAACTTGCTTAATATCTTCATCAGTGAGGCCTAAAACATTTTTTCTAACCCATCTTTTATCTAGCATACCCTCAGGAACTTTTCCAGCAATATCAAATCTAGTACTAATGAGCTCAAGCTTTTGCTGAACGGCTATTGAAGATGGATTTGAAAGTTTTAGATCGAAATCTATCAAATCTTCTCCAGTAAAACCGTGAGCATAAAGGTGAATCATTGCTATTTTATTTAATTCTGCTATAATAGTCTTCTGGATTCTCTGGATTCCTCTAGAAAATCTTATATCTTCTTGTGCTAAAGTAGCTTTAGCTCCAATAGATTCATCATACCCAAGATATGCTTTTGGAATTTTAAGAGCTGCAAATAATTTTTTCTGAATATACTCTACGTCTTCGATAGCCGAAGTATTTTGGCCTCCAGCAAGAGACTCTATTTTTGTTCCAGATTCTCCGCCTCTTACTGGTATAAAATAATCTTCATCAACAGATAGTGGATTGTATCTCAAATCTACTCTGCCATCATCCCTATCTAAAACTGGATCTCTCTTCAGTGATGTCTTAGCCTGCTCTAAATACTCTGAAACATTTTCTGGAGGAACATTACCAACATCAATATAAAACACTCTTCTCTCTGGAGAGCGAATCACTCTATATACTAGCATAGCATCTTCTATAAGAATTAACTGCCTCCATATTCTTCTAGCAGATTCTAGTACGCTAGAGCCATATGGCAAAAATGAATCATTTCCCAAAAGTCTAAAGTGGGAAACTTGCCAGTTTTCTAATATTTGATTTCCCTGTGTCATCCAGCGAAATCTAACCGCGGTTGGATCTTCAGGGTCGTAGCCCTCTTCTCTCTCTATTTCAGATATAGGAATTGGATAACAGCCAACAACACCAAACTCTGGAGACACATCATTGAATGTAAAGAAATCGCCGTACTTACATAGATTTCTTACCCACATTGGAAGATTGAACCCTACGTTTAGAGTATCATAGAACAGTGTATTTAAAAGCTCTCTAACTTTTCTATTTTCAGAATAAATGTGAAGTACTTGACCTTTTTCATCTACTGACGCTGTCTCTTCTGCATATATGTCTAAAGCTGATGCTATCTCAGGAGTATTTTCCATTTCAGAAAAATCGGAGTATCTCGACATACGATCAAAAGATCCATATGCCGACATCGTGCTTGTATAAACATCGCTATGCGATTTTCTAAATTGTTGAAGAGAGCTTTTTGCTTTCGGATCTTTTCCATCCCAGGCCTTGACCCTTCGTTTAATGCTAGGTCCAGATCTAAAAAGCTGAGTTAGCTTTCTAAAAAGTCCTGGGGTGTTTTCAGCCATTTTTATTTTCCTCTGTCTTAAATATCATCAAAATTACTGAAGAATAAACTACTTAATTAGCCACGAGAAGTCCATAGGGTTCTCGGGCTTAGGGTTTCCTTCTTCGTCGGGCTCACCAGTATCCGCAGATGGTAAAACAACTGGAATAAATGGATTGACTCCTTGCATGTTTTGTAACCTTCTGTTAATGACTGCTGGTGCTTTTTTATTAGTCATGCCCATAGCACCAAGCATGGCTGCATTTAAATCTACACTTTGCTTGTTATAGCTCTCACTAGTATCATAAAGCCAAACTCCTATAGCCAAAGCTAAAACTAAATCATCATTTTTATCTCTCATCGCTTGAGCTTTGCTGCCTTTCCATATAAAAGTTTTCAGCTCTTCATACAGCCTGCTAGAATAAATTCTAATCTGTCTATTTCTTATAACTTCTTCTAGCTTGGTTAAGATTTGAGCTCTTGATGTTCCCTGCGTAGAAAAACCAGCTTTAGAAATCGATCCGTTTGCGTATAAAGCTGCATACTTGTCTTTTTCTTTGGCGAAATAAATGTTAGGATAAGATAATTCTTTCAATTTAACTAAAACCGCAAAGCCATAGGTGTTACTTTCTGGACAGACCACTGCATTATTATATCTTTTTCCAGCCTCATTTAAAAGTACTGCAAATTGGTCTGGAGGAATTTTACCTTTATATTCTGCGACTATTTCAGATTCTTTAGTGTCGATTACATGAAATGTGGAGTAATCTTTAGCGTCGCCGCGCGCTACGTCTGCAGATATAATATAGGAATGCTCGGATAGGGCATATTTCCAGACCCAGACGTTCATTTCTGGGCCCCATCTTTCTAGAGGGGTTGTGATACCCATTCTTAGACTCTCTATATCCTCAGCAGTCAAGAAAGTATCACCAGAGGCAGCAAAATCGCAAAGGAGCTCTTGTGCAATCTGTTTTTGGTTTAAGTTTTTAGTTTCATGCTCAAACCAAGAGTTATCTCTCTCTGGATGCACATCCCATTGAAGCTTTATTGGATTGAATTCATTTTCTTTTGATTCGGCTTTTACGTAGATGTCATAATATTGACCGCCGACGCCGTTTGGCGTAGATAACACTATAGCTCTACCACCAGTAGAGAGAGTGGGATACAACCCCATCCAAAGCTCGTCAAAATTTCTTACGAACGCAGCTTCATCTACAATAAGTAAAGACAGTGCTTCTGATCTACCAGCGTCCTCTGAAGTTGGAACCGCTTTAATAGTTGAGCCGTTGCTAAATTCTACTGATTGTTTATTGTTTGTAGTTATCTCTGGAAGAATTAGCCAGTTTGGCAAACCCCTAATTGCAGTTTTAACTTTTTTAATAAAGTTCATTGCAACTGAAAGCTTTGTTGCGATTACTAATATATTTTTGTCTTTATAGAAAATAGCTAGCCACGCAGCATAAGCTGCACTTAAAGTGGAAAGGCCGAGCTGTCTAGATTTAAGAATGACATTAAATCTATGATCTACAAAATCTTTTAGGCAATCATCTTGAAATGCGTATGTTTTAAAAGGTATCGTCCCTCTTTGGGGATGCTGTATCTTCACGTATTTATTCATAAAATACGATGGATCTTTCCCGCATTTTATTATTTCATTGACTTGGCGTTTTTTATTAACCGGAGCCATTAGCCAACCTTAAATACTACTCGCCTTCTATAAACCGCGACTCTGCGTGGATTAACCATAGATCCCTGAGTGTATTCAAGATTGTCCGTATTAGAAAGCTCTTCTATTTTTAAAGACTCTCCAGTTGAATCTTTGAATTGCTGACGCGTGCTTGCCATTAATTCATTAATGTGGTGATTTGATTCATCAACCAGGCGAGGCATTTGAGATGGCATGCTTCTCTCAGAAGCAAAATAAGCCATTGTAGAGTAAGTTACCACGAGATTTTCTCCCTGCATCAAACCCTTGCATTGAAATGTAGATTTATTCCCTCGGCCCCAACTCGAATTTAAAATGTTGCCGAGAGCATTGTTTTGTTCAAAAGTAAGCATTCTTTCCTCACTATTTACAGATATAACTAGGTAATTTAAGACGTTTTTGCCTTACATATTTTAGTTCTTCTTCAGATGGGCGCCAACCTTTGGTCCACCTTGCTTTATTTGGGTATGCAATATCATACATACATTCTCTACAACATTCAAAAATTTGAAAAGCTATAGAATCATTTCGATCCCTCATTAAAACCCCGCAAGTGGGACAATCAAATGGAATCGATTTATTCGAAAAATCACCGTTTTTTATCAAAATAAAATGAGAGCCTTCGAATTTATATTCTCTATTTTTATATC